TTACTTATTATTTTACACGAGTTTATTAACATCAAACAACTTTTCGGCCTTGATGGACTCCCAAGTATCTGTTTTCTTATGGCAGGGGACACAGAGCGTTCTGCCGTTATCTATGGCGAAACGGAGTTCGGGATAAAAAGCGAAAGGTTTAATGTGGTCGGGGTGAATTTCCCCATTCCCTCGTTTTCCACAAAATTGACAAGTCCAATTATCTCGTTTGAAAACTGCTTCACGCCATAATTTATATTCCAAAGACCTACGAATCAATTTATTTATTGGACTCTTTCTGCCATTTTTATCATAAAACTTACTTCTTGATTCAATTCTTTTTTTAATAGTTTCTTCGGTATTTTTCCATCGTTTTCCTAATGCTGAACTGGGCTTTCCCTTACGAAAATTACTCATTTTTTTTCTTGTTTCTTTTGAAACTATCTGCCCATTGTGAGATTCACTTAATCGTTTTCTATGTTCTTCGGTAATGGGTAATCTTTTTATACCCTTAAGAGCTAGACTTATTTTATTTTTCCATTGTTGATATTTAATTATATCTTTTGGCGCTGGCATATACCTATTTTACCATAGTAAATGGCTTATCAGAAGTAATTAAATCATACGCTTCTGAAAATGTCATTATTTTCCCGTAAACAGGTGAAGAAAGATTTTGCGCTAATTGTTTAGCATAAAGAAATCTCTTATTTCTATCTTTTATGTAGTTTTTAGCAACTTGATATTGCTTCCAATGAGCCGAACATTCTTGATAGGCACGAAAAGTTGGATCGGCAAGATAAAGCGCCCACCATTCCTTTACGCCGCTTCTTTGTTGAATAATGTGCACGCCCTCATGTGCTATTAAGTCGGGAGTCAAAACTTTTTTTGACGGATTGTAAATAACCAAACCATAACAAAACACTTCATCTCCAGTAAGGTCAAGATGTTTTCTGATTTCGTCTATATTGGGCGGAAATTCCTCGGAAGTTATAAGCGGCATATTTTTAATTTATAAAAGGGAAAATTTCTTTAACTCTTTTGAAGTTTCCGTCAAACAATTTGTAGTTTTCCAATAACTCTTCGCCCTTTTCTATGTCTCTTAATGCCTTATACTTGAGGTCGCAATTAGGATTATCGCTATGATTCATAAAACAAGCTAGGGTAACGTCATCATTTGGCGATTTGAACGCACTGCCGTTGATTATCAGTGGCCAGCGAGCTAATATAATCTGTTTAATCTCTGGCCTCAATTCATTTAATCTTTCATAAGGAATAGTATACCATCCGGAACTCTTCCCAAGAAAACAATTTAACTCCTCGCCTTTCTTGATGTCTCTTAAGGCAAAGACTCCTATTCCGTGAATCTTTGATGGGGCAATAGTACATTTTACTTCATTATTAAGTTCTTGTAATTGTTGTTCTATACTTAATAACATTTTTGTTATTTTTTCTTGAATTACAGCTCCGACATAACGGCTGTATATTTTCTATATTGTTAGAACCACCACGACTTATAGGAATGATATGGTCTTCGGTCAGTCTAATTTCGGGTTCTTTTTTCTTACAACATGGGCAAGTCCAATTGTATTGAGCTTTCAGAGTTTCCCAATCTGCGAGAGAGTGTGTACCTCCATTTCCTGACTTTTTAATTCTTCTATTACGATTACACATTAAACGATTCTCATATCCACCTTTCCAGCGCAAGTTACTTTTACCTATAAGTGGCGTAGGTGGTTTATGCCCCATAATTTTAAGTGTATTGCTTATCCTTATTTTTCGCTCATTTGGTATACTAATTCCTTTACTCCATGTATTTTTGCCCATGTGAGCCCTACTCATCTTCTGACGAGTTTCCGATGAATGTTTTTTGCCCAAACTTCTCAATCTCATTCGTTCTCTAATTTCTTGAGAATATTTTTTACCTTTATTAGCCAATCCGATCTTTCTCCTGGTTTCTTCTGAAACTTTATGTCCTAATTGTGCCCCTATCTTTTTAACCATATTATACTCATCGCGCCTGATTTGCCTTTGGCGGCCGATTCATTAGGGGTAAAGATTTTATGTAATCTCTTCTTCGGAGAACCGAAACTAAAGAACACATCCCGTATCTAGCGGCATCCAAGAAGTCTGACCATGTATGCTCCGGCTCATTTATTGCATTGCCATTTTTATCTATCTTCCACATATAATTCCTGTATGCTTTTATTCCATTGATTGATCTTTTAGTAATTGATATTTGTTGATCTTGCATCGTTTGAACTCCAAACCTGACAGAATCAGCGCCTTTCTCCGTGCCGATGATATTCACTCCGTAACTTTTTATTTCGTCTATGCTTTTCGGCTCCGCGGAATCAGCCACCACCAATGCTTTCTTTAGGTTTAACAGAATATCAACAATTTGTTTATTGCTTAATCC